TGGGTTATTGTTAAAAGAACAATCAATAGCGTTACAAGAAGATATGTAGAATATCTAAATGCTTTTGATTTTACAGAAACAGATAATACAACATTTAATTTTTTAGATTCACAACTTAATTATAATGGTAGTGCCACAACAACTATTACAGGATTAGATCATTTAGAAGGTCAGACTGTATCAATCTTAGCTAATGGTTCTACACATCCTGACAAAACTGTAAGTTCAGGAGCTATAACTTTAGATAGATCATCAACTAAAGTCAAAGTAGGTTTGCCTTTCACATCATTACTACAAACAATGAGATTAGATGCTGGAGCTGCTAATGGTACGTCACAAGCTAAAACAAAAAGGATCTATGACATATCATTAAGATTATATGAGAGTGTTGGTGTAGAAGTAGGACCTGATCTACAGAACATGGAAAGAATACCATTTAGATCATCTGCAGATGCTATGGATACTGCTATACCTGTATTCACAGGAGATAAGGAGATAGAGTTTAGAGGAAACTATGAAACAGATGGGTTTATCTTTGTTAGACAAACTCAACCTTTACCCTTAACTGTTTTATCGTTATACCCAAATCTAGTGACAAACGATGGATAATAAACTAAATATAGTGCCTTATATATCAAAACATGGTAAGATTATTCTTGCTAGTCAAATGAACCACGTTCTTATGGATAAGGATGCTGAGTTTGATGGTGACGCAATGGAACTTGAACAAAAAGGATTGGCTTATACTTGCATGATTAACAATGAACCTATTGCATCTGCTGGAATGAAAATCATTTGGGGTGGTGTTGCAGAAGGTTGGGTGTTAGCTACAAGCAAAGTTTGGAATCATCCTTTAATCATTGCAAGAGCTATCAAAAAGAATTTTGCAAGACTAGCAAAAGAAAATAAAATTAAAAGAGTTCAAACAGCCGTAAGAGCAGACTTTAAAGTTGGTCTAAAGTTTGCTAAATGGTTAGGATTAGAAAACGAAGGTCTGATGAAACATTATGGTTTCGATGGTTCAGACCATTATAGATATGCGAGGATTTTTTAAATGGGTTGGGTATCAGCAGTAACACCAGTATTAACAAAAGCAGTTCCTTATGTGGTAGCTGGATCATCTATTATAGGGATTCAACAAGCAGGAAAAATTGGAGCTTATAATGCTGCAGTTAATAATAGAAAAGCAGAAGTTCTTGAACAAGAAGGTAAAGCATTAGACGCACAACTAGAATTTGATTTAACAACATTTGATAAAGAGTTTAAAAAATTAGAAGGAAGAACAAAAGTTGCTCAAGGTAAATCAGGTGCTGTTATTGGAGAAGGTACAGGAAGAAGAATTGAAATTGCCAATATGAGAGAAGCTGAAATTCAAAAAAATAACATGAGATATAATAGTCAAGTAGCTCAAGCTAAAAAATTTGAAGAAGCGTCTTTTGCAAGAATAGGAGCAGACCTTGCAAGACAACAAGCAAGATTTGAACAAGTTAAAATTGCAACACAAGCTGGAACAAGTTTACTAACAATGACAGGATAATATGCCAAAGATACCAACATTTACAGCTACAACAAGACCAACAGCAGAAGTTCCTAGTACAAAAACTGATGTTACTGTTGATCCTAGACAAAATCTTGCATCTATCACTGCACCTGTAAATGATTATTTAACTAAAGTTTATGTAAAAGAAAAAAAACAAGAAGCAAATAATAAAGCCACAAGAATTTTATCTGATCTTTATATTGATCAAGATGATGGTACAAAAGGATTTTATTCAATACAAAGTGAAACAAGTACAAATTCAAATCCCACTGATGCTTCTGCATCTTTTGATAATGGTATAAATCAATTATGGGAATATACAAAAAATAATAAATTAAAAGAATTTGATAATTTTACTAAAAAAGCATTAGAAAATAAATTTTACTCTACTGCTGGATTATTTAAAATTAAATCTTTAGAAAATTCAAGAAATGAACAAATTAAAGAAACAAGAAATGTCGCTGATGATTTTATTTTAAAAGATGCTTTAGCTTTAAAACTAAATGGAATTACATACTTAGATGCTTATGAGCAAAATGTTAATGATATTATTAATAAACATTATACAGATGAAGATGATGGTATAAAGAAAAAAGATACTCAAGCCTATTTATCTTTTGGTCAAAATCAATTAGCTAAAGATTTAGCTGTAAAACAACCTCAATATTTAAAAGCTAATATTAATAAATTAAATGCTTTAACTAACACACAAAAAACAGAAGCGTTAGCATTAGCTGACAAACAAATATTGGAAAATAGACAAATTTATTTTACTTCAGATTTATCTCTTACAGAAGATAGCACAACTCAAAGCATTATTAATAATTATGATGAAATTGAAAAAGGAACATTTAATGGTGATATAGATAAAATAAAATTATGGCAATCATTACCTGAAAATGAAAAAAGAACCATTATAGATTATGCTAAAAAAACTAGAAGATCAAATACTGCAGAACTTAACAATAGAAATACAGCTGCATTAAATGAAAACAAACAAAAAGCAATTAATTTCTATCAACAAATTTATGGAGATAGTGATACTTTAGAAACATTAACAGAGTTAAAAATTAATAATATTTTAGGTGAACCAAAAAATGATTATGAAAGAAACGCTAAATCTCAAATTGTAGAGCTATCAACTAAAATTGGTCAAAAAGAATTTTCTAATGTTAATAATTATTATAAAAATTTTGATATTCAAAAAGGAATATTATCAGGACAAATAACAGATCATATTACACCTTTTATGTTAGAAGGTGAAACAGCAGCAAAAAGTATTACTGAAAGAGTAGGTGATGGAATTTCTAAAAAAGAATTTGGATTTTATTTAAACTATTTATTACCTAATAGAAATAATAAACAATTTATAGATAACCATAAAAAACTTTATACAGTCATAGAAAAATTACAACCTTACATTCAAGGAGAAAGTTCATTACAGTATTTAGATACAACAGTTGATAACAGACTTAATAATTTTCAATCACAAATGATATTTAATTTTGCAGAAGCAATTAAAAGAGGTGAAACTAATATTAATGATATTTTAAATATGAGAAGTAAAAATTTTATTCTTAAAAATTTAAGTGATTATAAACCTAATAAAGATTTAATTACTAAAATTATTTCAGAAAAATCAGCAGAATCTGTAGAAGGTGAAACAATTTTACCTCCACCTTGGAATCCAACTAAACATAAAAATTATAATGATTATATAAATTCTTCTGAATATCAAAATTATTTACAACAAAAAAAGGAAAAGTAATGCCAGTAATTGTTGATCAAATAAATGATATGATCAAAGCAGGAGTACCTACAGATCAGATCAATAAATTTAAAGAAGATAAACTTCTTGAAATGAAACAAGCAGATATTCCATTAAATGTTATTATGGATAGCTTTGGTAAAAAAGAAGTAGATAGAAGTCAAATAAAAAATTTTTGGCAAGAAGTTTCCAAGCAAGTAGAAAAAGATGTAGGCTATCCTGAAATACAAACAGAAGATCAAATTATTGATGATAACGCAGCAGATAGAATACAAAAATTTTTATTAGGAGATGATGAAAGGTATCAATTTAAACCTTATATGGAAAGAGCTTTTGGTAATTCAGGTTTAAATAAAATGATTAAATATCATTCAGGTGGTAAATGGGGTTATCAAGTTGATCAACCTTTACCTGAAGGAACTGGATTTTTAGAAAAACTTACTGAAGGTGCTGTAGGTTTAGTGGCTGAAATTCCAACATTTGTTCCTGGTGCTTTAGCTGGTGGTTTTACAGGTGGACCTGGAGGAGCAGTTATTGGTGGTGGTTTTTCTGCAGGAACTATTCAAGGTATTTATACTGAAGCATTAAAACGTGGTGAAGTTAATGGTTTTGGTGAATGGTGGGATATTTTTATGGAGGAAGGAATTACTGAAGGAGCAAAAACAGCAGCTAAATTATATGCTGCTTTCAAAGCTCCAGCTTTAATTCCTTTTGCTAATCCTATTGTAAATAACATTGTTGGAAAAACTTTAGCATCATCCACTGCATATACAGCAACTGGATTGGCATTAGATGATGATATGCCAAGTGCAGAAGATTTCGCAGTAACTACATTATTATTTGCACCATTTAATGTGAAACCTAATAAAGCTAAATTAGATGATGTTGTAGCTAAAACAGGAAAAAAACCTATTGAGATTATTGAAGATATGGTCAAAGACAGAACTATCTTTGAAGATTTAAATTCAACAAATATTAAAACACCAAGAGCATATAGAGACTTAACATTAGAAAAAAAAGAAACAAAAAAATACGAACCATTAACAAAAGAAGAAATTGAAAAAGCATATAAAATAAAAGACGAAACAAGAAATGAATTAGATAAAAGTATTCAATACGAAGGTAGAGAAAGAACTTGGAAAACAGAAAATTTTATAGATGATTTGTTTTACAATCTTTTAGATAAAAATCATGTTTATAAGAGAGCAGAAAAAAAAGCAGAAAAACTTGGAGTCAAGTATGAACAAGAAGCTAGTCCTTATGAAATACGACAACTCTTACATGATACTAAAGGTACAATAGATTTTTTTGTAGAACGTGGAGCTTTAGATTTTAAAACTGGAGAAATAGTTGGACCATCATTAAAAAAAATATTTACAGAAAATAATATTAAAGACTTACCAACTTATAAAGATTTTATAAGATATGCTATTTCTAAAAGAGCTATAGAAAAAAATATTCAAAAATTAGAAACAGGTGTAAACATAAAGTCTGCTAAAAAATTTGTAAAAGAAAATTCACAATTTGAAAAACCTTTTAGAGATGCTGTGAAAACATCTGAACTAGCTTTAAAATATTTATATGATTCAGGTGTTATTAGTAAAGATGTATATCAAGCGGTGTTAGCAGCAAATAAAGATTATGTTCCTTTTTTTAGAGATTTTCTTGAAGGTGCTACTAAAGGTAATTTTTCTAAAAATGTAAGAAATCCATTAAAATTTTTTAAAGGTAGTAAAAGAAAAATTGTTGATCCATTTGAAAGTATTTACAATAATATTGCAACTTATATTACTATTGCAAAAAGAAATGAAGCTAATGTTTCATTTATAGAAATGATAGAAAAAGGTAGAAAAATTGATAGAGATTTTTTTCCTGAAGTTCAACGATCTGATAAACGAACAAGACAAACAAAAATTACTGAAAAAGAATTAGAACAAATTGTCGATAATCCTAAAAGTTTAAAACCTGAAGTTCGTGATGGTTTTTCTGTTTTTAGAAAAGAAGATGGTTATCTAAAAGATACTGAAATTGTTATTTATAGAAAAGGTAAAAGAGAAGTTTGGGAAGTTGGTGAGGCTTTTGCTAGACCAACTAAAGTATTTAATAAAACTACATTTGAAAGTGTAGCCAATGTTTTTGCATTACCATCAAGAACATTACGAGCAGGTGCTACTGGTGCTTTAGAATTTATGTATAATAACGTACCAAGAGATGCTTTTACTTCTTCAATATTAAGTAAAGGTTGGTATCCACCTTTTTATCAAACAATACAAGGTGCAGGTTTAATGATAAAACCTTTAAGAACAAAGCTAGGATTAGAACCTATGTTTGAAAAATATGTTAAATCAGGAGCTTTGCAAAATTCATTAGTAACACTGGATAGAACTTATTTTGATAGAACAATAAAAGAATATTTTACTAAAACAAAACCGATTAATTATGTAAAAAATTTTCCAGAGTTTTTTAGAATTTATTTAGAATTTTCTGAAGCTGTTAATAGATCAGGTAATTTTAAATTATCACTTGAGAGAAATTTAAAAAAAGGTATGTCAGAAAAAGAAGCTATAAGAAAAGCAGGTTTTGAAACTAGAGAAAATCCTATTGATTACAGAAGAATGGGTGCAAAAATTCAAGCCTTAAATCAAATATCAGCTTTCTTTAATGCAAGAATACAAGGATTATATCAAACTGTAAAAGCATTTAAAGAAAGACCATTACAAACTTATTCTAAAATTTTTCTGTATGTGCAACTTCCATCTATATTATTATGGATGGCAAATCATGATGATCCTGATTATCAAGCCTTACCTCAATGGAGAAAAGATTTATTTTGGAATATAAGAATTAATGGAACTTATTATCCAATAGCAAAACCATTTGAAATAGGATTAATATTTGGCACAGGAACAGAAAGATTTTTAGATTATTATTTTGATAATGATCCACAAGCTATAGAAAAATTTAAAGATGCTACTGCGGTACAAACTCTTAAAGGTTTAGTTCCAATGCCTGATATTGTTAAACCTTGGTTTGAAGCAAAAAATAACAGAAGTTTCTTTTTTGACAGACCTATCATTCCACCAGGATTAGAGAAAGTACCTTCAGAATATCAATATACAGACTACACTTCAGAAACTATGAAACTTATTGGGAGTTTAATTAGAAAAGTAAATGGTGATGATTTCTCTTTATCATCTTCACCATTAGTTTTAGAGAATGCCTGGAGAGGATGGAGTGGTGGTATCGGTGGTTACATACTACAACTATCAGATACTTTATTAGATAAAGCAGGTATAGTAGATCGATCTAATAAAAGAGCAAAAATGCTATCTGAACTACCAGTATTAAGAGCTATATTTATTAAGAACCCTGATCGTAATGCTGAACCCATAACAGATTTTAGAAAATTATACGAGCCTGTTATGAAAAGAATTAATGCTGCTAGAATACTACAAAATAGAGGAGAAATAGCAAAAGCAAATGCTGAAATGAAAAAACTACCTAAAAATTGGGTTGGATTAGAAAAAGCATATAGAGCTTTACAGGTAAAAGAGGACATTATCAGAAACATTAACGAGGCTAAAGATTCTACTCCTGAAGAAAAATTATATTTAACTAACATTTTAATAAAACAAATGATTAATGAATCAAAACACGCTATAAATCAATACTATGGCAAAGAAGTATATGCTATAAAACTAGACAATGAGTAAGTAATTTAATATAGAGAATAAATATGACAATATCTTCGACTACAGTAAAAAATTCATATTCAGGTGACGGGTCTACTACCTCGTTTAACTACACATTTAAGATTTTTGCTGACTCTGACTTACAGGTTATCATAAGATCAGCTGCAGGAACTGAGACTGTAAAGACAATTACAACTCACTACACAGTTAGTGGAGCAGGAAACACAAATGGTGGAAGTATAACTTTCACATCAGGCAATATTCCAACTGCAACAGAAACTGTTGTGTTGCGAAGAGCTGTCCCGCAAACTCAGGCGATTGACTATATCGCTAATGATCCATTCCCTGCGGAGTCACATGAAGAGGG